ACTGTTTAGAACACTACAAAATGGAGGCTTTTTACTTCTTGATGTTTATTATGGTCAGTAATGCAACACCTGTTTTTCAGAGATGTTTTACTGGTGGGCAGTTAATTGTAGAAAAGAAATCACAGACATCAGTATCTGAATTCTGCTTGAAAGATGATGTTTCAATATTGAAATCAGTTATTGACTATGAAAAGGAAAATAATACAATTGTCGGACATAATAAAATATATAGGCAGTGGGTAGTTGCAGATTGGAAATTGTGTCATCCAATTAAGACAGAAGGTGGAAGTATAAGTGTTATAGAAGTTGATAAGGATTTAACTATAAAGTCAAATGCTTATGTCTGCACAACTGATTGCACAATAACTATAGACAAAGAAAATGCACAAGTGATTTTCCAAACTGCTAGATTGAATCACTTTGAAGTTACTGGGACAACTATGAGCACAGGATGGTTCAAAACTAAAGCATCAGTTTCATTAGACCAGACATGTGAACATATAAAAGTATCTTGTGGAAAAAAATCTCTACAATTCCATGCTTGTTTCCGACAACATATGGCTTGTGTTAGGTTCTTACATAGAAGTTTGCTTCCAGGGTCTATGGCCAATTCCATATGTCAAAATATAGAATTGATAATTATACTAGTTTTGACATTATGTATATTTATAATATTAAATATAATTGCAAAAACATATATATGTTATTTAATGCTTCCCCTATATATTCCATTTGCATATTTCTACGGTTGGCTCTATAATAAAAGTTGCAAGATTTGCACAAACTGCGGCTTGGCATACCACCCTTTCACAAATTGTGGATCAATTTGTGTATGTGGTACTGTGTTCCAAACATCAGATAGAATGCGGATGCATAGAGAAGGAGGAATGTGCAAAGGTTACAAATCCCTAATTATGGCTAGAATCTTATGTAAAGCAAAAACATCATCTTTGTGCATCTCAATCATTACATCATTGTTAATACTGTCATTTGTTACCCCGATTGAAGGATCAGAAGCCAAATTATATAGCTTGTCAGATTTGCCAGATGCTTACACAAAAGAAATTCAAAGGTTGGAAAATAAAATACATAACATATTCATAATTTCCATAATAAATATATCAATAACATTTGTACTCTTCCTAGTTGCAGTTTTCTCACATTTAGTAGTTAATAAAATTGTAAATAGAAAAGTCTTTTTATGTAAAGAATGTGATATGTATCATTCTCTAACTAAAATAAGATACAATGGAGATTTTTGCAACAAATGTGGAACATGCACATGTGGGACACAAGAAGACCCCAACTATACAACAATGCATAAGGTTACAGAGCAATGTCTGTCTGAGTTTAAGAGAAATACACAGAAAAAAATGATGGTTTTATTTATCTTTTTAGTTTTAATAGAGAATTCGATTTGTATAGCATCAGCTGAAGAGAAGTGTTTTAAAGAAAAAAGTTTTACAACAGATTGCATTGGCCCACTGATCACTATAAAGCCATGCTCAAAAACAACTATGGTAGAAGTAGGCAAAAAACTAGTTACAGAAAAACAAATAGCTAATGAAGATATAGAAAAGCTTAAATTAATACCAAATGGTCCAATGCAAGCTTGGGAGATGATTGATAATCAAGAAACTTATGGCCAAACATTTTTGATGGAATATGCATTTCTTAAAAGGGAATGTTCTTATTTTGAAGAATTTGAACATAACAGTGGGGTAAACCAAATACTATGGAAGACAATAGCAAAAACAGAACATTTTGATATTTGTGCTATAAGACCAAATCAAAGATTCTGCAAATGCATGCTAGAATCTGTCTACTGTAAAGATACAAACTGGGACTTTGCAAATGAGATAAATGACACATATACTGGGAAACCTACTTTTTATAGACATGACATTGTTTTGTTTACAAAAATATTTAAGGCGGCTTTCCATGGTACTACAGCAAGGATTTATGATATACTGATGGGAAAGCAGAACAAGACAGAACTTACAAAACTCTTTAAAAGCTTACAAAAAAGATTTCCATATAATAATTTAATGGTAGGGTTTTTAAAATTTGGAGAATTGCTTATAGGTTTACCTCTGCTGGGTACAATCCCCAAGGCTACGTTGGGGAGAACAACAACACAACGAGCAGACAGAACTTATATACAGTTAGGTAACGCTAAAATAGGAGAACCAAATCCTAATTGTAAGGATCTTAAGATAATACATTGTATAAGTCCACGTTTTAATGTTCCTGTTGGGAGTGTTGTGAAATGTGGTGAAAGTGATATCAAAATATATGATTTCCATACTCCTGTTTACAAATCCACATCAGATGAGAGAACATGGTGTAAATATGATAAGCATTGTTTCCATAATTGGATGCCCATTGATAATGAAAGGTTAACATCATTGAAGAGTTTAAATTGCTGGTATAGTGATCCAAGTGAAAATCAAGATATATATTCTGTAGATAAAAAGTCTTGCAGAATGTCAAACAAAGGTGTATGTACAATAGCTGCAAATCAATATCCAGTATTGCAATGTGATGACAATGTTGTGTATTATACAGACCATAAGTCTAGTGCAGATACACAAGGGGATATTGGGGAATATTGTTTTTCACAAAATTGTGCTCATACTAGATATCCCATTAACACAGACACAGGGATATTATGTACTTGGGAATATAACACTGTAAAACCGCAATATTTACAGAAAATATCTTTAAAAACGCTAGAAGAATATAAAAGGGCATTACAAGACAAATTAAGTCATAGTTTAGAACTTTATCATTTCCAGCCCACTGCAAACTTTCCCCACATTAAACCAACTTATAAATATATCACTGCTGGTGGAGTTGAAAGCACTGATGGTATAGAAGGGGCTTATATTTTGACTGAACTTCCAGCAGTCTCAGGATCCACAGTAGGCCTAAATGTTATAGCTAAAGATGAAACAAATCTAATGGACCTAATAATATTTATTAAAAGTGCCACTATAAAAGCAACTTATAATCATATATATGACACAGGACCAACTATAAATATAAATGTTAAACATGATGAATTATGTACTGGATCTTGTCCAAGCACTATCCCTCATGCAGAACAGTGGCTAACTTTTTCACAAGAGAGAACTAGCAAATGGGGATGTGAGGAATTTGGTTGCTTAGCTATTGGAGAAGGATGTGTATATGGATCATGCCAAGATGTCATTAAAAAAGAAATGAGAGTATATAGGAAAGCTACAGATGAAATTAATGAAGTTGTTGTATGTATTATATTCACAAATAAAGATTACTGTACAAAATTGAATGCTTTGGAACCACAAATAACATCAATGATAGATCTGCAGTTAGAAGGTTTAGATACAAAAACATTACCAAATATCTTGTCTCTTAAGAACCATAAGCTGTATAGTGGCCAAATCAATGATTTAGGATCATTTAGCCAAATGTGTGGGAATGTCCAACAAGTTAATAAAACAATTTATGGTGCAGGACAAGTGAAATTTGATTACTTATGTCACGGAGCTAAAAGGAAAGATATTATTGTTAGAAAATGTTATAATAACAATTACGGATCTTGCAACTTGCTAAATGAAGAAAAAGCATTAATTGTTGAAGATAATTATAATACAATTAACATACTTCACACAAGGCATAATCTAGGGACATTGAAGATAAAAGTGACTCTTGGAGATATTAGGTATAAACTCTTTACAAGTAAATTGGAATTAGAAGTGGACGCAAAGTGTGTAGGCTGTATTGGATGCTTTAGTAATTTCGATTGTGAATTCAAAATTGAAAGCACAATAGACACAACATGCCCTGTTGTTGGACCGTGCCCATTTTTTCATAATAATATTTTCATCAGCTCTACAAGCAACAGATATTCTATGAAGATGATTTGTAAAGATAAACCAGATCAAAATTCAGAGCTCACCATCTGTGGGAAAAAATATCCATTGTTAATTGACACAGTGAAAAAAGATGAAAAAATTGAGATAAATGTTGGAGACCAGACTAGTTATATACAAGAAAAAGACAATCAGTGTAAGACCTGGCTGTGCAAGGTCTGGGACGAAGGGATAGGAGTAATATTTGAACCATTAAAAAGATTACTTGGAAGCTACTTTAACATTGCAATAATAGTAGGCTGTGTCTTAGTTGCACTAGCCATTGCCATATATATATTATTACCAATGCTGATGAAGCTTAGAGATATACTTAAAGAAAATGAAGAGGCATATAAGCGTGAAATGAAATTAAAGTAGCCAAATTAGTTTTCATTTAAGAATAAATATGTTCCAATAATAAACAAAGTAAGTCAAACAACCAAAATAATGAATAAACAAACAAAATCAACAAAAATAAAATAAGAACAAAGTCAAATACAAAATAAAACAAAAACAACAACAAAACCAAATAAATCAGTAATTGGCATCCCATTGCCAACTACAACAGCAGTTGAGGTAGCAATGCACAATTAAATCATTAATATATTATACTGTAGATATCTATAGATTGGTAGCACACTACT